ACGGCACCAGAGCCGATACCAGGGCGACGAGACATACGAGCGAACTCAGGATAACGACCAGAAAGACGTTGGTCTTCCATAGAAGTCATCTTTTTGAGGACGTAACCTACAACGTATTGGGCACTCTCGGTTGTGAGCTGTCCCAGTAATATACGGCCTTTTCCCCATGTTTCGGACACGATATCACACCGAGGGCAACAACCTCGCGATGAGCGATAATGACGGGTAGTCCCGAAATCGCATGCTGGATACCCGAACAAGGCCGCGTGATAATGCGGGCGCTGTGAGTCATCCCCGTATTCACCGACGAGATAATATCGCACAGACATCGGGGCAATTCTTTTACGAAAACGTTTGAGCCAATCTTGAGTGTCCTTGGGGACAAGAGATGATCCATCAGGGATATGCTCCTCATCATAGGTCAGGGTGAGAAAAGAGCAGTGCTGGTGCATATTCATTTCTAGCATCATCCGATGCACCCACAGACGACGACGGTTTATCCTACAAGGGACGCACTGCCCGCAAGGTACGGGGTGCGCCCCAAGCATATATGGCGACTTACACTTCACTAGAAGCGAGTCCCAACGCGAAGCGGACGAAGACGACGCGAGCGACGCGAGCGACGACGACCATAACGACGAGAGCGACGTTTACGATAACGCATGATTACACCTCCTTTCTACCAGTTGGATTGCCAAGGAAGCTTCGGAAACATCTTCCGAGGCGCTGACTCGATAGCCTTGAGACCCTTACCGATAGTATCGTTTTGGTTATACTGACGATATTCACCAGTAAACGGGTTATAATACCATTTGTGTTGATTTGACTTGAGTGGAATAGAGCTAGGCGGATGCATATTCATACCAACAATCGGAGCGATACGGTTACGTAAAGTCCATAAAGCAGTACCAACAACATCCTCTTCCAGCCGGTCTTTAGCAATATCAGACATGACAGGAACAGCACGGTTCCGATGGGTTCGGGCATGGCCTACATCCGTGACAGTCATTGGCTCAGAGGCGACGTCAGAGGCCGAGGAGTGCTGCGACTCCATAGGGGACATCTTCACCCGCTTACTCGAGGAAGGAGCGTTACCTTGGCCGTCAATCATCTTCGAGCGGGACTGCGAGGGCATAGCCGGGGGAGTACCTGGCTGATTTACCTTGGCGATCTGCGAGGCCAGCAGGGCATTTTCAAAGCCCATCTTTTGAAGAGTCAGGTCCTGTACAGACTTGTTGTAAGCCTCAGTGCGAGCGTCCTCAGTACGGGTAGCAGACAGAGCACGAGCGATATCAGCACCAGCAGCGGCAACACCAGACCCCATAGAAGCACCAGCGAAAGGTGTAGAGGTAGATGGATTAGATTGGCCGACAGAAGCGGAGAATGATTGTGTTTGAGCGCCGAGGGCAGCAAGAGGGTGAATACCAGCAGCACGAGCATCAGCGGCACGCCATTGTATTCCAGATTGAGCAAACTCCCGCTGGAGGGCCGTCTGCTTATCGAACATTTGTTCATTCCACGCGCGATTAGCAGCATTTTCCTGAGCCTGTACGATAGCGTTGAGACGAGCAGCTTTATTTTGCGCGTCGGCAGTCATCTTTGACCCGAGCAGCGAAGCACCAGCAGAGATGAGCGGGCCACCAATAGCAGAGAAATCCATGTATCACCTGCACGAAATCTTAGAGAGCCACGAACGATTGCGCTTTTTGGCCCGAGATCCAGAGCCAGTTTTTTGCGCGGCGAACAGCACCTCCTTACGGCGCTGGCGACGAAGGCAGACGATGGTGGAGGACGGGACCGCGAACGTGACGGCAGCCTTGGTCTGCGAGTGGACCTCGGGACCGTAGAGAGCCTTGGCGAGCTTACCGAGCTTCGTCTTAGGCTGGCGGGGCCGGTCAGAGAGAATGATGGGAGCCAGCCGGCCAGAGACAGTTTTGGCCGGCTGGTTGCGTTGCTCTGGATTGAACCGGCGGCGGTCTTCCACCAGAGGCAACGCGGGCATTGCCGGCTTCCTGACCAAGGCCGGCAATGTACGGGACACCGTGAAGGGAGATGGCGTCGGCGACAGCAGTCGAGGACTAGCGATCGGAGAGCGATCGCGCTGCGCCGGCTTATGGTCAGATTTTTTTGAGTGGTTTTTTGATCGAGCCATCTCAGGTCACGGTGTCAGTTAGAACAGTACCCATCAAGAAAGGGTACTGTCCGATTTGTCAAGCTTCCGGCGCCGAAGGCTCATTGCCCGACTTTTTGGTCGGCGCCGGCGAGCCCGCTGGCGCGGGCTCAGGGCTTTCCGAGGGGGGAGGCGCTGGGGGGGTAGCTTCCTCTTCCTTTAGGCGCCGGGCGAGCTCCCTGACGGGCTCAGTTTCATACACCTCGTACGGCGTCGAGATTTCAGGATCGTCATCAACGTCGAAGTCATCAGCCTCCTCGAAGGACTCCGCGCCGGCAGCCTCAGCCTCCTGGCGAAGACGCTCGGAACGGACCATGTCGCGAATATGGTCGGCCATGGACGGCTGCTTCTTGTAGCCGACCGGAGGGGCAACGGGCGTAGGGTCGAGGATTTCCCGACCCTCGGGGGTGAGACGGCGACCCTTGTGATCGAGGACCTCACCAGTAACGGGGTGGATCCAAGCACCAGTGTTGCGAACGATTGTCATGTAGCACCTCAGAAGATGAACGACGAGCCGACCGGAGCAACCAGACGGCGAGCCTGAATTGAGTGGTTGGCCATAATACGTAACACGTCCGTGGTGGTGTCAGCAAAAGTACGCTCAGTAGGAGTGCACTCAACGAAGTCAGCGTTCAGCGCGGGATTGGAACCGAATGACCGAGCAAAATGCCAGTTATCGAGCAGCGAAGTCCGGAACTCACCAGCAACGGAGGACTCTTGACGGCGATATTCGTCGTATCGATCTTGGAAACCGAAGGTTCCCTCTGGATCGGTATGCACGAGGAACAGCTCCTTATTGAGGATTTCTTGTTGGCCAATGTGTTGAAGCTCCTTCTGCCAAAAGTCTTCCTTAGTACGCCGGTTCCACGTACGAGCCAGCCCTTCCATATACATAGACTTGGGACGAACACTCAGCATCGTGATGATGTAACCATGCTCTTCAATAAAGCGGCGGTATCGATTGGATCGCATTGCACCAATACCGTGACCACGCATTTCACCAACGGGAGACTCCCCCTCGGCTGTCTGTAGGACTTCAGAGAACTGAATAGTTTGCTTGCCCCCTCCAAGGTACTCGGGCCGCTGAAGACGGGCGTCAGAGGACCGGACCCCGAGGTAGCGGAGATACTCAACGTAACGACTGCCATAGCGGGCACGGGCCTCCTCAAAGCGTTGCAACGCGAAAGCCTCGCGAAGCAGGTTGATGGTAATAGCAGAAGCGCCAGTCAAGTCGGCGCGAATGTCAGGGAGACCACCAACGGCAGCAGTACCACGGATAGCCCACTGTGTATTGGCAGCGGCAGGATCGATAGCAACGGAGTTAGGGTAGGATTTCAGGCCAGTGGTATCGTAGTAATTGCCTGGAACTCCAACGAAGTTCTGATTGACCTTACCAATGCCGGTAACCGGCGCAGAAGTCCCCAGAGGAATAGTGATAGCGGGACCTTTTTGTTCCCAAGGCCGAGCCGAAGTAAAGTAGTCCTTCTCCCAAGCACAACGCATGAGAGTAGTATCGGTAGTAGTGTCAGGACCGGACTCAGTTGAAATATCTTGCTCAGCTTGAAGGTCCTGGTCACGATACCACTCGTTGTAAATAAGGTTATACGCACGAAAAGGCAGAGCGGAAACCTTTGTAGGCACAGTAATGTTGGGGATACCAAGATAATCCCCAAGAGAACCTGTGGGCATAGACGAAAATTCAATAGTAGGAAACTCGGCATCGTTCATGCCGTCAGGACCACCAGTAATGAAGTCTTCCCAATCGTCCCAAATAATACGATGCGGGACATACCAGTGGTGAATGCGAACGTGTACCGGGTGCATCACTGGAGTGAGAAGAGGAGCACACCGAATAAGAGCGGAAGTAGACTGCTGAATTGTGTCTCCGGGCAGCACTTCGAGAAGACCGCAAGGGATTAAGTTTCCCATGTTACCGGAGAACAGTTTGTAGTTAGAGAGCGAGAACTTAGCCCGTTTCATAGTGTTTTCCTTCTTCCAAAGACGCGTTGGCGGGACTCTATCTTCTCACCTTGGACACGATGTTTATTTTTAAATTCCGATACTTTTTCAGACGAGTAATGACCCGCCTCATCGAAGAACAAAGCGAGCATCTCCTTACTTTTTTCAAGAGCAGCCTCCTGCGAGATATTAGGATCACCAGTCAATTGATGACGGATTAACCTACGTAGATACCTACCAAGAGGAAGAATTTTATTTCCATGACGGAGGGCTGACGGCACGTCAGCCTCCGTACTATCCAGATTAAACTTGCGAATAGCATCGACTATAGCAGGGACGGCACCAGAGCCGATACCAGGGCGACGAGACATACGAGCGAACTCAGGATAACGACCAGAAAGACGTTGGTCTTCCATAGAAGTCATCTTTTTGAGG